GATAAATTTACTGATCTTTTGGCAGTCCTAAGATCGTACCCTGTACGTAATTCGATACCGCATCTTTCAAACGCCTCTTCAATAAATTCGGTTACATTTGGTTCAAAATCTGTACTTCCTGAAGTCGCCATAATTAGTCCTCGTTATATAGATTATCAAACACTCTATTAACGTCTAAAGTATAGTCTAAATCAGATTTAGAATAATGTATATGTTGTGAGGGTTTGAAGTCAGGAGCCCCCTCTCCAGCTTGAAACCAGGCTGGATGCGTAACTCTTACTCTGTTATTTGGCAGTCCCACTATATTACCTGTCCAATCACCAGCGTCTAACAACTCTAGTACGTGTGTGCTTTTGTGTTGTGCTGGATCATCTGCAATCTCGCTTTCTGAATAATCTACAGTAAAATAATATTTTGCTGGATACATTTGACCATCTATCTTTGCAAACCAAGGACATGGAGTTGCTCTGTTTATTACATACACAGAATTGTTATGTGATGAGCAATCCCAAGGCTGAGCGTCATAAACTTCCATCGGTATTGGCCATTCTTCAAAAGGAGTATCGCCAACTAAAGCTGTTATAGGCATCCGAGCCCACATAGCACCACCATGAACATTATCTTCAGGCTCGCCCTCTGCTTCGCAACCAGTAAAAATTACATGAAAGCCAAGGCATCTATTAGGCATAGTTGTAACTCCAACCGCCATAGCGTGTAAAAATTCACCATGATATTTATCGTGATTGTGGGTGTATTCTCTCCTTACCCAACATTTAAAGTAAGGAATGTTGCTGTATAAGTATGGCACTATCTACTGGCTTTTCCGCCTCTTTTATACCCTTTAACTTTACCGCCTTTTTGATAACCTTTTGATGCTTTACCGCCTTTTGCATATCCTTTTGATGCCTTGCCACCTTTGGCAAATTTTTTCATGCCTCCAGCTACATTACCTTTTGACATCATCTTTCTCATGCCCCCAGCTACATCTCCTTTTGACATTTTCTTTCTCATGCCTCCAGCTACATCGCCTTTAGACATCATTTTTCTCATGCCGCCTTTTTTGCCGCCTTTGCCATATCCTTTTGTTTTTTTAAACATAATTACACCCTAAGAAATAGTAGTTTTTTTCCTACGATTATTCATCACTTTACCACACCCTCTAGCTATAAAGCTAATTTTTTTTGGGGAGCCACCTGTGCTCATACTTACTCTTGCTTTTTTTGTATTAGCAACCACCGTCTTACCTTTTGCTCCAGCCCTTTTCTTCTTTCTAGCTGTTTTAGCTCTTTCGGCTTTAGATAAACTTCTTGCTTTAGCTGCTGGTAAACAGCGATCAGGATTTTTTTTATTTTTGCTAGTACCACATGGGCCTTTTATTGATCCATCTGTACCAATCCTGACCCAATTTTGTTTACGCCACTCTGCTAGTTGTCCCATTATCTTAGCTTATCTTTCATAATCGCGCCTTGTCCGCGTATGTTAAATACTAATCCGCCGTTTGCTTTTTTAACTCTTTTTTTCTTTTTAGAACCTTTAGCATAGTTTGGATCTTTGCAATATTTAGATGCCGCCATATTTGCATATGCGCTGGGATATGTATCAAATGTGCGTTTTGCCCAAGCTTTACCTTCTGGACAAATTTTTCCGCCGCTCTTTACTTTTTTTGCCATTATTTAATTCTACCAAATTTTTTCCTAATTGCATCTTTGCCACGTCTAAATATTTCTGCTTGTCTAGGTTTACCACCATATTTAGACCTTTGCTCACCAACTGTTAATATTTGTATTTTTCTAGCAAAAGGTTTACTTATTCTTTTTACTTTAGCAACTGTATCTCTTGCGTCCTGCAAAGTCGCATATTTTATTGATACAGTATCTTTAGGGTTTTCGTCAGTATATAGACGACGACCGCTACCTTTTGGTTTTTTTCCTGTTCCTTTTTTGGGGTCTTTTTTTCTTGGCATCTTTTACTAATTTTTTTAAAACATTAGATTGTTTTTTGTGCATCTTAGATGCTTTGTTTAGTTGTGACGATACTTTTTTAATTTTTCTTAACATTTCCAACGTCTCCTTGCTTGTCTTAATCTAGAATTAGGATCTTTAGCAGCTTTTGGAAATTTTTTCATCTGACCTGCTGATCTAGCGCAAAAAGATTTTCTGCGCTTTGCTGCTTTACTGCCTTTCTTAACTTTGCCAGTCACAGCAGTTTTTAGTTTTGATCCTGGATTTAATTTACGATAGGCCTTGACGCCAGCCTTTGTCATGCCAGCGCCTTTTTTAGTGGGTCTAAAATTCTTTTTATTACGAGGTGGCATTTTGGTTTTTTTTCTAACCATATGCCTCTTAATCGTATTTCTTAATTAGTTCTAAGATAATTGAATATGTATCACCACTAGAATGACCTATAGTTGTAATATCAATATCGCCTGTAACACCACTACCAGCGTTATTAGGTATACCACCAAAACGATCATAATACTCATCGCCTGTGCTATCTCCAGGTAAACCTGTTATTAACACATTACTGGTAGCATCAAATTCAATATTGACACCCATACCTCTACAAGCCCAATATATCCTTAAAACAGATACTTTAGTACAAGTTTGCCCAAGACTGTTTTTAGCTAAAGCTGAAACATCAACTTTTTTAACTGCACTTTCGCCTGTTCCATCAGATACATTAGTAAATTTAAGTATGGCATTTCTATCATCATCTTGAATAGTTTGGGATGTAACTGTATCAGCCATATTTAACTCCTAATATTAAGCGTCAGCAAATGGAGTCACTATGGTTCCTGAACCTAATACTATACCTTCAATATTGTATTTGGCAGATGCCATAGCAGTACATCTGATAACAGAACCTACAAGTCCACCTTTTGTTGAACCATTAAAAGTAACTACATCATTTGATGCGCCTGATATAAATACTTTACCACTTGCGTTATCTTTACCTATATATAGACCACCAACAAACTTATCTGTACCATCGGTTAAGATGTCCATATCAGTTGCTGCTGTTTCAATGACAAAAGTAAAACTAGAGCCTAGATTATTTAATTGATTTGGGTCATCGTCGCTGCCTGGTGCAGTAGCAACAATACTTGGTAAAGTAAATTTACCATCTGCATCATTACAAAGTAATATTTTTCCTGCATGAGCATCGACAGTCAAAGTAGTATCAGCCGTTAAACTAACGACACTAGCATTACCCGATGAAATAAAACCAGATAAGGATCTAACTGGTCCTGAAAAAGTTGATTTAGCCATTTTGTCTCCTAACTAAATTTGCCACATCATCTTTGGAGTAAGTCTGCCGAGCCAGTTGATGCGACTTGTTAATCTCGGTTTAATTAATTGTATGTTAAATACTAGAAAAAAGAAAGGGAGCCGAAGCTCCCTTATACAGAGGAGTCTCTAGGTTATGCACCCTGAGAACCAAACACGCATCTATAGTTAGAGAAACCAAATGAATATCTCTCTCTAGCTTTATAACGCATATTACCTGTGTCGAAGTCACCTTCTAATGAAGTTTGCATAGGACTTCTTTCAAAATGCTTGAAGCCATCTGGACAATCAGTCTTAATGAAGAAAGCATCAGTATCTGTCAAGTAGTGGTTGACCACATATCCTTGAGGTAGCATACCTTGATTTCTTATTGAGTTGATGTCGTTGTCAGATGTTCCAACTCTTCCAGGACTGCTCATAAGTCTATCAGCAACAAATTGCAAAGCAGGCGGGATAATCAATTTTTGCCCTTGCAAAGCAATAGTTAAGTTTCTGTCGTCAACAAATGTTGAGATAGATATAAGTGCATCTTCCAAAGAAGTTTCATTCAGATCAGTAAATGAAGAAGGCCTATTACTTAGTGTGCCACCACCACCAAGAGGGTGATCTGTAGCAATAAGTGGTTTGCCGTCTCCACCATTGAAGTCTGTTGAAAACGCATTATTTAGAACTGAAGCAGCTTTTATTTGCTTCGTGTTCGCCATAGATCTAGCCAAGGCTTTTGTGTACCTTGAACCAAGTCTATCATATAAGTTATCCTCGACCGCCTCTTCAGTTAAAGAGAAAGCAAGTGATATGGTTTCGTGTGTGTAACGAGATGTATAACCCTCAGTTGAGTTATCAAATGATACACCTGCACCTTCAGCTTTTGTCGGTGCGCTACCAAAACCAACGATCATTACTTCTTCTTCAAATGCTCTATCTGAAGTTTCAGTTTCGAAGATTTCTTCGTGCTCGGAATCGTAACGGTTGTACTCCATGCCAAAAAGGGCATTTAATCCTGGTTCCAATTCTTTCGCTAATTGAGCTCTGTTAATTGCCATGATTTATACCTCTTATGCTAAGCCAGCGCCTTTTACGCCCATTATGTGATTTTGAATTACTACAAGTACATTAGTATTCGCTGAACCAACATCTGAATTATCAGGATCTTCTGATATATCAATTGCTTTCAACGGCAACGTAGTAGCTGTAGCCCCTGTGGTGACGTCTAATTCTGCGCCTGATTGTCCAGTAATGGTACTTCCGCTATTGGTGTAAACAATATCAAAGTTACCGAACAAGTCAGCAACTGGGAAAGTATCATCAGCTTGGATTTCATACACAACATCAGGATCGTCAATTACAAAAGCGATAATGTCTGAAGCATTGGTGCTCGCTGGATAGTGAGCGCTAAAGACTTGTTCGCTTGTTGTAGGATCGGTGAATTGACACCCTTGAAAAACTCCAACTATAGGAACGGTGCCGCCATTTTCT